AACGGTCTGAATTATGACCTCATGCCAACTATTAAGGCTGGTGATGTAGCTCCCCACGATCTTCGTGAGATTGCTGCCTTCCTTCGTAACCTTAACGGTGCGAACATTGATGTCAGTAGCCACCCAGAGGTTATCAAAGACCTTATGGATATTGCTGAACTAGAATACGACCCAGAAGTCGGTCAAACAAACACAAAAAATACACAGGAAACTGAATAATCATGGCAACATTGAATGATCGTGTGTTCGACAACGGTTTGACCGTCCTCGACACAGAAGCAAACAAAATCGTAATTACCTCACAAGAGGCAACAACATTCACAGAGGCTAACGTCACCTACGCACTTGGTGACAGCACAAGCCTTTCCATCGGTGCTCCACAGGATCGCTCAGGTGGTGGTCGTGAGGTTGTTGTAGCTGCTATTACGGATGGCTCAGTGACTGGCACAGGTACAGCTACTCACTACGCTATCGTAGATACAGTAAACTCTCGTCTCCTTGCTACAAACTCTCTTACAGCCTCACAATCTGTTACATCTGGCAACACATTCACGTTGTCTTCTGTCGCAATCGGTATCCCAGACCCAGCCTAAGAGGTTCTCTAAATGGTAACTCTCGTAAACAGAGCCAAAGTAGCCACTGCCACCACTGGCACTGGCACAATCACTCTTGGTGCTGCTGAGAGTGGCTATCAATCCTTCACCTCTGCTGGTGTCGTCAATTCTGATGTAGTCCGATACACCATCGAGGATGGCGATGCTTGGGAGATTGGCTCAGGCACTTATTCCACTGGCACTCTCACACGGGTTCTGGATGAAAGCTCGACAGGCTCTCTGCTCAACCTCTCTGGCGATGCTGTTGTCTATGTGACAGCCGCAGGTGAGGACATTCAACAGCCCCCTTCTGAGGGTCCGTTTGTTGATGGCGACAAGACCAAGCTGGACGGCATTGAAGCCACGGCTGACGTAACTGACGCTGGCAATGTGAACCCGCTGGTTGACACCCACCTGAATACGTCCTCTGCCACAAGTGGTGAATACCTTAGCTGGACAGGCTCGGACTACGATTGGGTTGCTGTCTCTGGCTACACCGATGCTGACGTTGACACCCACCTTAACACTGGCACTGCCTCCTCTGGTGAGGTGCTGTCGTGGAATGGTAGCGACTATGATTGGATTGCTGCTGGTGGTGGCACTGCCCTTGAGTTGTATGCTGAAAATCCCTCTAGTCCTACTGCACCTTCTGCTACTGGTCTTAATGCTGTGGCTATTGGCAATCAAAGTATAGCCGCTGGGACAAACAGCATCGCTCTGGGTAGGTCAAGGGCTGGTAACACAGACTCCTTCGCAACAGCTATAGCCAACAATACGTCAAGCTATGGCGCTACTGGGGCTACCTCGGTGGCTATGGGAGGATTTGCTAAGTCTAGTAATAGCAACTCTATAGCCATTGGAAGAAACTCTCAAGCAACGGGCAGCGGGTCTGTTGCTATTGGGGGGCAAGGTGGAGGTTCAGAACCTATTTCGTCTGGCTCTGCCTCTATCGCTATCGGAATTGGAACAAGGGCTGATAGTTCCTTTTCAATGGCGCTGGGCAGTCGTGCGGTTGTGGGTGGCATTCGCGGCAAACAGGCTTGGACTGGCTACGCAATTTCAGGCAATAGTGATGGCGCTTCACAATCTGGGAAGATGGTTCTTGCACGGAATACAACAGATGCAACGCCCTCTGCTTTAACGACATACAGCAACCCATCAACCACCAACCAAGTCATCCTTCCCAACAACTCTGCCTACGCCTTCCACGGCACTATCGTAGCCCGTCAGCAAGCCTCTCAAGGCACTGCATGTGCAGCATGGAAGATCGAAGGGCTGATCCGCAGGGAAGGCTCGGCAGGCACGACTGTGCTGGTCAACAGCGCCACGACTGTCTTGGATAACACACCAGCGTGGGGCATGGCTCTCAGCGCAGATACAACGAACGGTGGCTTGAAGATCGAAGTCACTGGTGCAGCGGCTACCAACATTCGGTGGGTCGCCACCGTCCACACCAGCGAGGTTACATACTAATGGCTATTCAACTCGACCTGACTAACAGTCAATATGGCACACCTTTCTCTGGTGCTTACTTCCGTATCGTCACTGCTGCGGTATCCCGTATGCGTGAGGGCGGACCCAAGTTCACCGTGATGATTGATGTCGCTGGCTACGCTACAGCTACACCTGACGATGATACTCGTGAGGTAGACTTCCGCCGCTACCACGCTGACTTGGCTGACGTAGAAGCATCTGCTGGTGCTACATTCCTCGACAAGTGCTACACTTGGGTAATGACACAGGATGACATGAATGGGAGCGTTGCAGTATAATGAGCATTGTCATCGACTACACAAAGGGCTTCTTTGAGCCATCACCTGCTGGTGAAACAGTCGGTGACATCACGTCTAGCACCCTCGATCTGTCCACGGGCAACGTGTTCTCTGATGCACCTTCTGCTAATGTGACCTATGCGTTCAGCAATCCCCCAGCTACAGGTTCGGCTTATGGCTTCACGCTCAAGGTAACGCCTTCAGCTACGGTGACTGTGACTTGGCCTGCATCGGTTGACTGGGCTGGTGGTACTGCCCCTGACGCACCTGCTAGTGGCGAGACGGATGTGTTTACGTTCTACACGCAGGATGGTGGCACGACTTACTACGGATTCCAAGCTGGGGATGCAATGGCATGACGATCTCTAGGCTGATGCAGATGGCTAGGGCTGGGGTTCCTAGTGGACCTGTTGTGTGGTCAGACCCAGATTTGTCGGCAGCATCATACGATAGTGTCAGCTTTAGCGTTGCTGACACAATCCCAACAGGTTTGTTTTTTAAGCCCGATGGAAGCAAAATGTATTACTCTGGCAATGGGTCGGATAAAGTATATGAATATAACCTGAGTTCACCTTGGGATTTGTCAACCTTGACGCTGAACCAAGACTTTACTTTTTCCCACACAGGCCCAACTGACCTTTGGTTTACGCCAGATGGGAGTAAATTGTATGTCCCTGATAACAACACCGACCTTGTGTATGAATATCCCCTGACGACAAGTTGGGACATTTCCACAATAAACGGCGCAGGCGTCACAACACTGGATGTTTCAAGCCAAACAGGAACCCCGCAGGGTCTTTATGTTAGCGAAGATGGGACTCATTTATACGTCTGCGACAGGACCAACGGTAGGGTCTTGCAGTATGATATGTCATCGTCTTTTGACATCAGCACGGCTACTCTGGTTGGCAACATCTCTGTTTCTACAGAGTCTGTGTTGATCCAAGCCATATTCTTCAATCCTGACGGGACAAAGTTCTGGTGGGTATCAGATGCTACCGATCTCGTGTATCAATACGGACTATCAACAGCTTGGGACATAACCTCCGCCTCTTATGACAGTGTTTCCTTCTCTGTGGCAACGCAACAAAGCGTCCCGCTAGGGTTAAGTTTTAAGGCTGACGGGAGCAAGATGTATATTATTGGTAGCGGCACAGATGCACTTTACCAATACACCACCGCATAAGGACACGCCATGCACCTGAAACTCACAAACGGCACCCCAGCCAAATACACACTGGGACAACTGCGCCGTGATAATCCGCACACCAGCTTCCCCAAGCTGATCCCTGATGACCTGCTGGCAAGCTATGATGTGTATCCATACACACGGCCTGTTGCACCTGAATACGATAGCCTGACGCATCGCCTGACGGATGGGGTATTTGAGCAAGTCGATGGTGGTTGGGTGTTGCCCTATGTGGTCGAACAGCAACCGCTTGAGCAAGCAGAACGTAACATTCGTTCCCGCCGTGATGGCCTGCTGCAAGAGACTGATTGGATCGTCATCAAGTCTTATGAACGTGGCCAGAACATTCCTGCTGAATGGGAACTGTATCGACAGGCACTTCGTGATATAACAGAACAAGCTGGCTTCCCTTACGAAGTTACATGGCCAACGAAACCTTGAGGTAAACAATGCTTGGATTTTCGCCTCTAGCCTCTGCTCCTCTGAGTGATGATGGGGCGATTATCGTCTACCTGATAAATGCTGATGGTATTACTACTGGAAGCCCTGTTGTTGGTAGCTCCTCTCTAGCTCAAGAGCATGACTTAAGCCCTGTAGCTATTACCACAGGGTCTCCTGTAGTTGGTACTTCAAGTATTGACCAAGAGCATGATTTAAGCCCTGTAGCTATCGTAACAGGTTCTCCTGTAGTCCAACCCGCTACGATGGCAGAAGACGAGACTTTCTCTGCTGACCCAATTACTACGGGTTCACCTACGGTTGATACTTCAGCTATCGTACAAGACCAAGACTTTTCACCTGTAGCTATTACCACAGGGTCTCCCACAGTCGGTATCTCAGACATAGCTCAAGAACATGAGTTGTCTGCAAACGGTATCACAACAGGTCAGCCTGTAGTTCCAGAGACTTCGGTACAAGAGACTACACCTCTCCTTGCCAATGGTATTACCACAGGGTCTCCTACAGTAGATGCTTCAGTCATTGCTCAAGAGCACGAACTAAACCTCGTAGGTATCACTACTAACGCCCCATCTGTCCCATCTATTACGATGTCAGAAGATGAGACGTTCAATGCTGAACCTATTACCTCTGGTATCCCAACTGTAGGGTCTCCTGAGGTCGCACAGGGACACGCCCTGAGTGGCAACTCTATCGAGACTGGTGTACCTACCTTAGGCCAAGCTACAGCGTCTCAGGGACACGTCCTAGAGGCTGCTAACATTACTACAGCACCTTCCACTGTGGGTAGCCCAGTGATGGTGGTTACAAGGGTTCTTTCTGGTGATGATATTGCCACACAAGAGCCTACGGTAGATACCTCCGCTATTACGCAGGTCCACTCTATTTCC